AAGGGAGCTTTCGCTCCCTTTCAACCATTTAAGGTTTAGTCTTCCTTAGCAATCTTCTCGAAGTAAGACATTACGTCTTCATCGTCGTCTTCCATTGCTGGTTTAGCCGATGCCTTTGGAGTGAAAGCAGGAGCAGACTTAGCTGGCTCTGGGGCTTCTGCCCAAGGAGCTGGTTCATCAGCAGACATTTCTGCAGCAGACTTACCAGCAAAACCATTCCCAGAAAGAACTTCATCGAGTTTCTTCTTTAGTTCTTCGTAAGACTTGAAGTTCTTACGATCTAGGAATTCAGATAGTTTGTACTGTGCGCTAGCAACGCTTACGATTTTATCATCATCACCAAGAGCAGATGGCTCCATGAATGCAGATTCGTCGTAGTTAGTAAAACCATCCTTCTTACGCATACGCAGTTTGAAGTTAGCACCTTCCCAGAAGTCAAACACGTTGACTGGCTTCTCATCTTCAAAAGTTGGACGAGCCTTATCCATGATCTTATCAAAGATCTTCTTACCGAACTTGAAGAGGAATACCTTACCTTCGTTCTCTGGGTGCTTAGGATCAGAAACAACTAGAACGTTGGCAATGTAAGAAAGACGACGCTTTTGGGCTTGCGCAATCTTTTTATTCGCTTCAGAACCAGAGTTCCATAGTGTAGTGTTTAGTTCACTGACTGGATCTTGTTCGCCGAGAGTGGTTAGGGAGTTTTCAATGTACCACTTACCAGTCGGTCCTTGGAAGCCGTGGCTGAAGATACGAACCCAAGGGAGTTCATCGCCTTCTACACGTGGGAGGAATCGAATAGTAGCAGTGCCGTTGCCTGCTTTATCACCTTCTAGTTTCCAGAAACGATCGTCTGTATAAGACTTAGTCTCTGAAGAAGGGTTAGCAATCTTCTCAAATGCGTTTGAGATATTGCCGAAGTCAGAGTTGCGCATTTTGCGTAGTGTTTGAATATCCATTGTATTTTCCTTTGTATAAAAATGTATTAACGTTGTTTAAAGTGTTGTATCGAAATTTCATCATTTAGTTCAACTTCATCGTCAAAGACGTCATCGTCTAAATCATAATCTTCTTCAACATAACTATTTAGCGTTCTCATTCCTCCACTCTTTCGATTGTTAGAATGTTTAGCATGCTTTCCCGAACGCTCTGAGGAAATATCGTCGTCATAACGACGTTGCTTGTGATAGGTCTTGCCCATGATATTAAAATGAAAGTTCTTCTTTAAAATGATTGAATACTTTGGTGAGTTTTTCTTTATCGTACTTAACAAAACCTTTAAGTTTCTCAACACGAAGTAGTTTATCACCCAAAACGATCTTTATCATAGGATCGTTTTCCCAAGAATTGATGAACGGTTCTATGTCATCAATTATTCTCAAGGTCTCAATAGATATTTTACCTGAAAGAAACATGGAAGTCAATACAGGTAAATCTCCATCTTTGGACTTGAAAATTCCATCAGTGTTGAACTTATGAACTTCAGTCATGTTCATAATATTAGTCAAATCGTCAATAAAGATTTTTGAGATAGATTGTTTGCGTCTTTGCCACTCAAAGTATAATTCTTCAGCCTCGCTGTTACCATAAATTGCAGTGTCATTTCCATAAGCAAAGTTGGAAACATAGAACTGAATAATATCTTTATCTTGTGGATATTTCTGGGCTAGTTTTTCAAAGATGTATCTATCATTGCGCGAGTTGAAAGTATCGCGAGTACCTTTTACATGACCACGGGATTCAAATACATTATACTTGGGCGAAGTAAAATGTAACTTCACTGCCATGTAATATTTGTATGCTTTAAAGCCATCCATATCATACGTCTAATTGTGCTTGTTTCGGAAGCATATTTGCGTCGCGAAAATCCATTTCAATTTTATCTTTGAGAGATTTGTTAATCAGTGATGCAATATCCTCGGGCTCAAGATAATTCTCTTTACAATATTCAAGCACCGCATCCATATGCGTCATTCTCTTCTCTCTTGCAGTTTTCTCAATGTGTAGGGAAAATTCGTTAGAAGATTTAAACATTATTTCATAATCCAGTATTGTAAGGTTTTTATTTCACGATTCACGTTGTCATACTCTTGAAGTTTGGCTTTGTAGAGTTTCCAAATGTTTGTATTGGGTTTATCTGGATCCATTTTAGAACCAAACTTATCCAAGTACATGGAAAAGAATCTATCCAACTTCATTTTATCTGCAATCAATTTAGACTGCTTTTCAATCAATTCTGACTTATCAGAATAAACCATAATATCTCCAATATCCGCTATCATAATACAATTATACTACGATAGCGAATAAAAGTCAAGGGTTATTTTTTAGAGGCAGCGTAGACCACGCAAACGTTGTCGGCTCGACCATATGCACATTTTACTGCAACTGGGTCAATACCTTTAACAATCGCAGATTCGATGTTAGACTTCATCGCTAGGTCTCTCTGGATTTCATAATAGGTTAGACCAATAACACCAGATACGAAAGAAATTGTAAGAGCAACTACTGTTGCAACATATTCCATTTTCATTAAGTCAACTCCTTCACTTCATCACACAAACCTAGTTTCTTGGCTTCAACTGGACTCAACCATACATCTTGTGGTGGTAGAAGAACTTCGCGAATTTTCTTCTCAGCAAGACCAGTTGTCTTTTTATAGTGCTCAATCATCTTTTTAGTTGTAAGGTCAAATTCTTTAACAGTTGCGAAGAGTTCGTGTTCCTTACCAAAAGCACCCCATGAATATTGGTGAGATAGGATAGAAGTATTTGGTGTTAGGATACGTTGACCCTTTTGACCAGCAATGAAAATCATTAAACCAGCAGAAGCAATTTGTCCAAGACCAATAGTACGAATTGGGATAGCTGAACCACGCATAACATCAATCAAAGCAAACCCTGCGTTCAAATCACCACCTGGAGAGGTGATAATCATATTCAACATCTCTGGTCTTTCTTCAGCAAAGTTTGCTTCGAAAATCCACTCTACTGCCTGCTTAACAGATTGTAGATTGATGTCTTCCATCATTAGGAAAAACGAGTGTTTTGATTCACCGCTATCAGAAAGTTGTAAGTTTAGTTTTTGCATCATAGGATTTCTCTTTTTCCTTGTAAAAAATATGACGACCGATAACGGTTGTCTTCTCAACACCACGCCACCTTGGATTGACGTAGTCCGCATGATAGTAAAGAGCACCGTGAGTGATGTCTTTCAACTTCTCATAATTAGCATATACAAACAAAGCAACGTCCATAGACTCTTTGAATGCATCAGGGTCTTTGCGCATCTTAGTTGGAGAACAGAACCAACTAAATTGACAGATTGATGAAGTCTTCTGTTTTACAACAGAGCAGATTGTTTTAGGGAATCTTTCATCTTGCATTCTATTCATTGTAACGAAAGCAACAGCCTGTTTACCTTCTTGACTTTCAAACCCAGCCTCGTGATAAATGTTTGCGGCTAGGCAGTCAACTTGCACTTTAGCAGCTGGTGTCAAATCGGAATAGTCAATTTGCATCAGCGGGGATGGTCTTGAAGAAGAGTATCCCATTAAAAGAAAAATGCTCATTGCTATGAAAGCAAGAGCATAGCGTAATTTATACATTACATCTCCTTAATTAGTTAAAGGGTGAAATCACCCCGATCCCATATTAGGTGGATATTTTATTTAGGTAGTCTCATCGCAACGAAATGCACCGAAGGGTTATTCAAGTGTATCTCGTTCCACACTCTTCTCCAGTTTCTAATGAAACGGTCATCACCAAGTGTTGTTTGGTTAACCAATGCTCCTGTGCTAGACTTCACAGTATTTTGGAAGATAGAGTCGCACCCCCAGAGGTGTATTTCATCACACCCTTCACTCATCAAATACTCTGCAGCATAATGAGCGGAGTTGTACCAGTCTTTAGGTTTGAAAACATGCAGGATTATGAACTTTTTATCAATACCCAGTTCCTTCATCTTTTCATAGACCTTAGTAGATATTATAACTGGAACTTCAATTAAAGTCAAGTCATTTTTAAGAATCCACACAATCTCTTCATCGCAGATAACAGTAGCATCTACGCTGAACTGCTCGCTTGGAATATTGCAACCAAGAACAAAATCTCCAGTTCTATCGTAGAACTGTTTACTTGGACCATTACCGAGAACAACACCTAGCATATTATAAACTCTTAAAAATGGGGAGCCGAAGCTCCCCAACTTTCTTAGAAGCCTCGAGTATAAACTAACTCAAAACCATTAGAACGTGAATCACCATACTTATCAAAATACTTCACACCAACTTCATCCTGATTGGTAACCTTGTAGGCAGTACCAACTTTGTATGTTGTAGTTTGGAAATTATTTGCAGTATTGAAAGCATTACGATAACGAACTGAAGCATTGACGCTCCATGGATCAGTCAGCTTGTAAGTCGCGATTGGCTCAACTGTATAGTAAGCAAAATCTTGACCAGCAAACTTTTCACCAACGCCAAGTCGTAGACCAGCAGACAACTTGTCTGTTAACTTAACATCTTTACGAATACGTGCTTCAATCTTACCATCAATGGAGTTATTCTGACCGTTGGTTTGACCAAAGTCTCGACCAGCATCAAACTTAACGTCAGCTTTCCATCCGTCGCCGAATTTGATGTAAGGGGCAACTGATACTGAAGAGCCGTTTGTACCAGAGTCTTTACCCTGACCATACTCACCTTCATACTCCATAGTAACACCAGAACCACCAGCAAAAGCTGAGGCTGAAAGTGTTAGAGCCAAAATTGTTAGAATCTTTTTCATGTGTTAATCCTTATAATACGAAGGTGAAAATACCTGCTGTTAATAGAAGCAAGCCACCCCATGATGCTAATGCTTTGTAATATGTTGATAGTGGTGTGTTAAAATAACGGTTACCAACCATCACACATTTATGTGTTGGGCTTAGTAAGTAAGCAGTGAAGTCAATAGCGAAGAACCATAAGAAGTATTCAACGCCAAAAACTTGAGCCATCAAAACTGCGATAGCAACAAACTTACCAGAAGAACCCATTAGGAATGATGCAACAAAACCAATCGCTGAAATAATCGCCATACCAACGAAAGTATGAGGATCTAGCATAGAAGTTTTTAGCATTGCTTCCCACGCTCCACCGTATGTCTTCATGTAGTTACCGAGCATCATAGCTGCAGCAACCCACGCTAGAACATCCCATCTAATATAACCTAGCAACTTTGATGGACTCCATTGCTGAGTGATTAGAATGTAGTAAAGCGACAACAAACCAAAACATAAAACATGACTAACACCATAAACATACGCACCGATAGCAATGAACATTGGTAGCACATCGCGAGTCACTGCGCTTAGTTTAAAATTACCAGGTGTGATAGCAACTTCATCTTCATGAATCTGTGTCCAGATATACCATGAAATGAAAGCCAAACTCACCACCAGCAGAGGTGCAATCAATCCCAACCAAGCAACGTATGAAAGACCAAACGCAGCGATAGGTAGGATAACTGTCTTTTCCAGCGGACTCCACAAATAATAGTGGTGTGTCGCTAGATAATCGACAATGCCAAGTTTCTCTCTACCATGACCATTCTTAGGGGCAACAGTATCAAGAAGTCCAGCACTAATGGTAACACGACCTTCGATTGGAAGGATGCCACCGATAGCACTTAACATGGCGACTACAAATCTATTGGATCTGAATGTATTCTTAACATAGGCAAATGCTGGGGCGAATAGAGAGTACTCTTTTGCTAGTCCAGCGCTGATCATAATGAAGAATATCATCCAGAGGTACGAAATGTCCTTTAGTAGGACTGAAGTAATAAACTCCATCGTTTTCTCCTTTAGAAATGAAAAACGCTCAATTTTAATGGGATTGAGCAAAACCCACAAACTGTGACAGGTTATTCTGTTACGAGGAA